TGGCAAAAAAGCAATAGCGGAGTGCGACAGATGTGGATTTCAGTACAAACTCAAGCAACTGAAAAAATTGGTTATCAAGACCAAAAACATCAATTTGCTGGTTTGTCCAACATGCTGGGAGCCAGATCAGCCTCAGTTACAGTTGGGGATGTATCCGGTTTATGATCCACAGGCTTTACAGAATCCAAGGAAAGATACGAGTTATATACAAGCAGGTTTTACAGGTATTCAGACTAACCCATTAAACTTGCCGAATGAGGATGTAGATGCTTTTGGAACGCCGTCTGGCGGTAGTAGACAGATCCAATGGGGGTGGAATCCTGTTGGTTTGGACAATCCCTTGCAGTTATCTGGGTTACTGAATAACCTAGTGGCTAACGGGGAAACAGGAACCGTAACAGTAACAATAACTTAGGAGTAAAAAATGAAACTCAAAGCAGCATTGAAGGCACATATGGCTAAAAAGGGCGCTAAGGCTCACCCGGATGCCAACGTGAAGAAACTCCGCCGTGGCGGAAAGACCAATCTGGAAATGAAACAATTAGGCCGTGGTCTGGCAAAAGTTGCCAACCAGAAGTCACCAATGAGCCGTGTTCGCAAAACGGGGATCTAATATGAGCCAAGCCAACGATAAGTGCGATTTTTTCCCTGCTGAAACTGCCGATCCTATTGGCAAATACACGCAGCCTAAGCCCTATACCGATACAATGGGTCAGAATGGGTATCCAAATGCGATCCCCAACACCCAGACAATGCGGACTCGTGGTACTAAAAACACCACCCGGGGTAACAGCAACAGCACAAAGATGGGCTAAATGAACTACGCCGCTCTGTTTGAGACGATTAAAGGGTACGTCGAGAACGACTTCCCAAATACCTCGTGGACTGATTCTGCGGGTACAGGCACGGCTACTTTTACGAGCACCGAGCAGATCAATACGTTTATCCAACAGGCCGAGCAAAGGATATATAACAGTGTCCAGTTGCTTGACCTACGAAAGAACGTAACGGGTAATTGCACGCTCAATAATAAGTACCTTTCCGTCCCATCAGATTGGCTGGCAAATTTTTCTTTGGCGGTTATTGACCCAGTAACTGGGGAGTACGAATACCTGTTAAATAAGGATGTGAACTATATCCGTCAGGCGTTCCCATTTCCGGCGACCACAGGAAAGCCAAGTCATTATGCGATGTTTGACCAAAATTCTTATATTCTTGGCCCGACTCCAGATGCTTCGTACTCAATGGAACTCCACTATTTTTACTATCCGCAGTCTATTGTTACTGCTGGTACATCTTGGCTGGGGGATAATTTTGATTCTGTATTGCTTTATGGCTCTTTGTTGGAAGCGTATACGTACATGAAGGGTGAAAAAGACGTTCTTGATAACTATATAGCCCGGTACAATGAGTCTTTAGCAATGCTTAAACAACTTGGCGAGGGTAAGAATCGTCAAGATATGTATCGCACCCCACAAGTGAGGTATCCAGTAAGATGAAAATGAGCGAAGTAGCCTTCCTTTTAGGTGGCGAAGGAGTTAAAGTATTGACAACCAGCGGACGAGGGTTTACCCCGGAAGAAACCGCTGAACGGGCTTTGGACAAGATTATTGCGGTGGGGGGTCAATCCCATCCTTTAGTAACTGAGCAGGCAATGGCTTTTAGGGAAAACATCAGGAAAGTTCTGGTGTTTTATATGAAAGAAGCGGTTCGGTCTCACAATGTAACTTTAGCCAACAAGTTCAAACGTGCCGGACATGAAGAATTTATTAAACTTTTAGACGAGTAAAGGAGCCACAAATGGCGATTACCCAAGCAATGACCACATCATTCAAAGCAGAACTCCTGCTTGGTGTGCATGATTTCCGTCCGTCCGCTGATACCGGCGCAGACGTTTTTAAACTAGCTTTGTATACATCTTCAGCAACACTGGATGCTAATACAACCGCTTATACAAGCGGTAACGAGGTTTCTTCTTCGGGAACTAACTACACGGCTGGTGGGCAAGCGCTGACCAACACAGGTGTAACGGCAACTAACATTAACGCCAACACCGGTACGGGTTTCTGCGACTTTTCCGATGAGACTTTTACAAACGTGACTCTTACGGCTCGTGGCGCTTTGATTTACAACACCACGCCATCGGCAAACAGCAATGCTAATACCACGCTAACCAATGCATCGGTCTGCGTTCTTGACTTTGGAGCAGACAAAACGGCGACAAGTGGTGACTTCACCATCATTTTCCCTACTAATGATGCTTCTAACGCAATTATCCGTATTGCTTAATCATGTCTTTCGTCCTAAAAGATCGGGTCAAAGAAACTAGCACGAGCACCGGCACAGGGGATATGACCCTTGCTGGTGCCGAGGTAGGGTTCCAATCTTTTTCTGTTATTGGTGACGGTAATCAAACTTATTACGCTATTGTTGGTGGAAGTGAGTGGGAGGTTGGGATTGGTACTTACGAGTCCACAGGCCCAGATCTTCAGCGAGACTTTGTTCTGTCGTCATCGAACAGCGGAAATTTAGTTAACTTCTCAGCCGGAACTAAAGATGTATTTGTAACGTACCCATCTGAACGTGCAGTATTTACTATTGGTTCTGGAGTAACAAGCGAAACAGGGGCGCTTTATATAAACAAAACAACGGCTAATGTAAGTGCAACATTAAATAGCGGCGAAAATGCCATGTCCGTTGGCCCAATAACTTTAGATACCGGAGCAAACGTAAGCGTTGCTTCTGGTCAAAGGTGGATGATTTTATGACTAAGATTGTTATTGAGAGCAATGTTGGCGGAACCGGTGTTTTAACCGTTTATGCTCCGTCCACATCAAATACGGCAACCATTAACCTCCCAACTTCCAGTGGGGATTTATTAACTACAGGATCTACTGGACTTAATGCTAGTAACATTACAGTAGGAACTTTAGATAACGCTAGAACATCCGCTTCATCCTCAAATGGAGCATCTACAATAGTTGCTAGGGACGCATCTGGAAATTTTGCTAGTAATGTTATAACTCACGGAGCAGGATCAAATTCAGCCCCAAGTCTTACTTTTGCAGGAGATGCAAATACAGGAATTTATTCTTCAGGTGCTGATGCGGTAAATTTTGCTGAAGGTGGTGCTGGGTATAGAGTTGGGTTTAGAAATATTCCGCCAGTAGGAACTAAAACAGGTTCTTATACTTTGGCTACTTCAGATGTTGGTGAATATGTACAAGTAGGATCAGGTGGCTCGATTACGATCCCAGACGCAACTTTTGCTGAGGGTGACGCAATATCAATTTTTAACAATACTTCGGGCAATATTACGATTACTTGCACAATTACAACTGCTTATATTGCGGGTACAGATTCGGATAAGGCAAGCGTTGCTCTTGCGACTAGGGGCGTCTGCACAATCTTATTTATCTCGAGTACCGTCTGCGTTATCTCAGGGAATGTAAGTTAAATGAGTGGAATTCAATCTATGCTGTTGGGGGCGAGATTTCTCCCTGCCCAATACACCATAGAGTATTTAATAGTTGCGGGTGGCGCTGGTGGCGGCACAGATGGATATTCACGAAGCATAACTAATGGTCGAGGTGCCGGAGGTGGTGGTGCGGGTGGAATGCAATCAACATCAGCAACTGTTACGGGTGGAACCGGGCTATCGGTCACTATTGGTGGGGGCGGTAGCGTTGCTTCCAATGGAAGCAATTCTTCTTTTAACAGTACAACATCAACTGGCGGCGGTGCTGGTGCTGGTGTAGATAATAATGGCGATGGGCCAAATGGAAGTTCTGGTGGTTCAGGTGGTGGAGCCAATCACTACACCTCTGGCGGTGCTGGAACCGCCGGGCAAGGAAGCAATGGAGGTAGTTCAAATGGAAATGGATCGCCATTTGTTGGGTGCGGCGGTGGTGGTAAAGGGGCAGTTGGACAAAATGCTGGAAATACTGCAAATGCCGGAAATGGTGGTATAGGGGCAATTTGGCCTTCTGGCGGTGCTACGTACTATGCTGGTGGTGGCGGAGGTGGCGGCGGTTCATCAGGTTCAAGCGGAACAGGTGGATTGGGTGGCGGCGGCAATGGAGCACGATACGCCACGGCTTCTAATGGAACTACAAATACAGGTGGTGGTGGCGGTGGCGGGTTTCCGGGAGGAAGTGGTGGTTCGGGTGTTGTAGTTATCCGTTATCTTGGCGCACAAAGAGCATCGGGGGGGACAGTTACTTCGGATGGTGGGTACACTTATCACACATTTACTTCTTCAGGGACATTTACAGCATGAGTCACTTTGCACAAGTTAATGAACAAAGCATTGTTGAACAGGTAATTGTTGCTGAACAAAATTTTATTGATATGTTACCTAATGCGTCATCATGGATTCAAACTTCCTACAACACTTATGCTGGTCAGCACCCAGAGGGCCGTCCTTTACGTAAAAACTACGCTGGAATTGGGTTCACTTACGATGCTGATCGGGATGCGTTTATTCCTCCCCGACCATTTGCGTCTTGGGTATTGAATGAAACAACTTGTCAATGGGATGCCCCTGTTGCATATCCAACAGACGGCAAAGAGTATAGGTGGGACGAAGCAACAATTTCATGGGTAGAGATAAATGACAGCCTCAGTTATTAACGCAACAGTTGATGGCCTACAGAGCACCGGCGGAAATACTGCCGAACTTGAACTTCAGGTAGGTGGCACGACGGCTATTACAGTTAACTCTTCCGGGTACTTTGTGTTGACTAATCCACTCCCTATCATATCGGGTGGTACTGGATCAGGAACAGCCACTTTTTCCGGCGCAAACATTACTTCTCTAAATGCGTCAAACATTTCTAGTGGAACTTTGGCAGTTGCTCGAGGGGGTACTGGACAAACAACATACACAGATGGTCAACTTTTGATTGGCAACACTACAGGTAATACATTAGCAAAAGCCGGTTTAACGGGAACCGCCAATCAAGTTATTGTTACTAATGGTAGTGGGTCTATTACGTTATCTACGCCGCAGGCAATTAACACGGCTTCCAACGTACAGTTTGGATCGTTTGGTGTAGGTACTGCGGCTTCTGGTACTACTGGTGAGATCCGGGCTACCAATAACGTCACAGCGTTTTATTCTTCAGATCGTAAATTTAAAGAAAACATTAAGCCAATATCCAATGCAGTGGAAACCGTGTCCGCTATTGGTGGGGTTATGTTTGATTGGACTGATGATTATATTAAAGAACACGGCGGTGTAGATGGCTACTTTGTTAATAAAAATGATTTTGGTGTGATTGCTCAAGATGTTCAAGCAGTATTTCCTGTGGCAGTAAAAACAAGACAAGACGGAAGTTTAGCAGTTGATTATGAAAAGTTAAGCGCCTTATCGTTTGCCGCAATTAAAGAACTTAAAGAACGTATTGAGAAACTAGAGAAATAAAATGGCATTAAATGGTAGTGGCCCAATCAGTCTTGCTGGTAGCACAGCGGGTCAGTCTATTGCGCTTGAATTAGGAAAAAGTGCAACGGGTCAAATTGCACTTAATGATGCAGATGTACGTACTCTTGCTGGTAAACCATCTGGCGCTATTGTTATGCCAACAGACTTTTATGGTAAAGCCAATACTATTTCTGTTGAGTATCTTGTAGTTGCTGGAGGAGCAGGCGGATCAGACGAAACGGGCGGTGGCGGTGCGGGGGGGTATAGAACTGGTACTCTGACATTATCTTCAGGTACTAATTACACGGTAACAGTTGGCGGCGGTGGCGCCGCAGGTTTAGTAACAGGTGGTCAGGGCAATAATTCGGTTTTTTCCTCTATTACATCAGCCGGTGGTGGTGGGGGAGGTTCATATGGTGCAAATGCCCCAGCAGGAGGATCAGGAGGGGGTTGTTCAAGTGGCGCCGGTGGCGGTGTTCGGAGTGGCGGTGCTGGTAACACTCCATCTGTTGCGCCAAGTCAAGGCAATGCTGGTGGGACAAACACAGTGGGCACAGGCGGTCCTCCTTATAGTGGCGGCGGCGGTGGTGGTGGCGCAGGCGCAGTAGGTAGTGGCCCAATTAATAACGGCCCGCAAGATGCTGGCCCCGGCGGTAATGGAACTGCATCATCTATTTCTGGCTCATCCGTAACTTATGCTGGTGGCGGCGGTGGCGGTGGTTACGATAATCGTGGAGTTGGTGGAGTTGCTCAAGGTGGCACTGGCGGGACTGGCGGTGGAGGTAGAGGCGGTGATGGTTTTGCTGGCCCCACTCCTGCGGCGGTGGCTGGAACTGCAAATACGGGTGGTGGCGGCGGTGGCGCTAGATTTGCTGGTGATGCCCGTGGTGGAGGATCTGGAATTGTTATTCTTAAGTACCCAAGCGGAAACACTATTACCGTGGGTGGTGGATTAACTTCATCTGAAACTACTTCTGGAGGATTCAAGATAAGAACTTTCACTGCTGGTTCAGGTAATGTATCTTGGTAATTTATCTTAAAAATGAAAAAATCTGCTCAAATTATTCCTATTAAACCAGATGAACTTAAAAAAGAACCTTTAAGTTCTGTTTGGTCGTTTGAGTCTAACCCAGTTAATTATTGGGCATATTGGGATAATGCGTTTTCAAAAGATGAGTGCAAACAAATTATTGAATACGGAAACAATCAAGTTTTAAACGGCGCTAGAACAGGCGTAGATAAAAAGAAAAATGTTATTAGAAATTCTGAAATTGCTTGGTTATACCCTTCTGAAGAAACTCATTGGGTTTATCAAAGGATGACTGATATTGTTACTAATTTAAATGAGAGATTTTTTAAGTTTGATATTTTTGGTTCTATAGAGGGGTTTCAGTTTACAAAATATATTGCTCCAACTGGAAAATATGGAAAACACATTGATTGCGTTCCCGGAGGGCTAACACGTAAATTATCTTTTACTTTGCAACTTTCTGAACCTGAAGAATATGATGGTGGAGAATTGTGTTTGTATTTTGAAGATAAGCCCACAACTATAAAAAAAGATTGTGGATATATTTGTCTTTTTCCAAGTTATGTATTGCATGAAGTTAAGCCTGTAAAACGAGGTATTCGTTATTCTTTAGTTACATGGCTAACCGGAAAACCTTTTAAATAAAATGGCTCACTACGCATTTTTAGATGAAAATAATATTGTTACCCAAGTAATAGTAGGTAATGATGAAGGCAATTTTGATTGGGAATCCGAATATGGGTCGTTCCATAATCAGGTTTGTAAACGTACTTCTTACAATACCCGTGGGGGTATTTACTATGATTCAAATACAAATTCCCCTTCTATGGATCAATCTAAAGCATTTCGTAAAAATTATGCCGGGATTGGATACACATACGATTCTGTACGAGACGCATTTATTCCCCCCAAACCTTATCCATCTTGGTCATTAAACGAACAAACTTGTTTATGGGATCCTCCAGTTCCAATGCCGATTGATGTTGATATTTGGGTATGGGACGAAGCAACAATTTCATGGGTAAAGTTAAAATGATAATTTTTGTCGCTATGCTACTTTGAAATAATATAAATGTTTGGTTTTCTACCCTTTGCCGCAGGGACGTTCGCAGACTTAGGTTCTGGGGATCTCCGAGTAAACGTCACCGGTGTTGAGGGCACAGGTGAGGTAGGCGTTGTTGCGGTTATTGGTAAGGCTAATGTCTTCCCAACTGGGGTTGAGGGTACAGGGCAAGTAGGCACTGCCGAAGTTGAAGCAGGTGCAACCGTTCCGGTTACTGGGGTTCAAGGGGACGGTCAAGTAGGAATAGCAACGGTTTCGGGTAAAGCCTTTGTATTCCTAACCGGTGTAGATGCATCTGCGCTACTTGATCCTGTTGGAGTTGCGGCTGGAGGTGAGGTTGAGCCTGCTGGATTTCAGGTTGAAGTAGAACTTGGGCAAGAAACCGTAACCGGTGCGGCAAATGTTTTCCCCACGGGTGTTCAAGCCCAAGGCCAAGTAGGAATTGCTCGTGTGGGTCTTAGTGTCAACGTAACGGGCGTTGAAGGTACGGGAGAAGTAGGAACTGTTGCAGTTGAGGCTAAGGCTAACGTCTTCCCAACTGGTGTTTTAGGTACGGGAACAGTTGGTATCGTTAATTTCTCAATTAACGGAAGTGTTTTAGTTAATGGAGTCCAAGGTACAGGCGTTGTTTATACCGGTAATACATTTGAAGTAAAAGGGGACGCTAATGTTCCTGTAACTGGGGTTGAGGGTACTGGCGAAATAGAGTCTGTTGGGGTATCCTGTGGAGCGACAGCAACTCCGGCTGGAGTACAGGCTCAGGGCTTACTTGGTGCGGAAGATGTAGAAGGTGATGCCAATGTATCTCCAACCAATGTCTTTGGCATTGGGCAGATAGGAACTGTATTTGTTTCCGGTAACGCAGTAGTAAATGTTACTGGGGTTGTTGGTACAGGATTCCTTGGTGTAGAAGACGTAGAAATATCAGTCAATGTTTCAGTTACAGGGGTATCCTGTATCGGGGTTCTTGGAACTGTAGTAACTAAATTAAATGCAAGTGTTTTTCCAACAGGTGTTCAGGGTGTAGGTAGGATAGGCTCACCATTAATTTGGCAGGTAATACCTGATAATCAAACCCCAAATTGGGTACAGGTAAACGACGGAAATACGGTACTTTGGGTACAAATCCCAACATAAGGAACAGACATGGCTAGTACATACAGCAGTTTAAAAATACAACTCATGGCTACAGGCGAAAACTCTACAACGTGGGGTACTGTTACTAATACTAATTTGGGTACAGCCATAGAAGAGGCTATTACTGGGTCGGCTGACGTAACTTTTTCAAGTGCCAACGTAACCCTAACTCTTACAAATACTAATTCATCTCAGACGGCTCGTAATCTCCGGTTAAATTTAGTTGGAACCACGGGTGGCGCTAGAGATCTTATTGTTCCAGCAATTGAGAAAGTATATATTGTTAACAACGGGTGCGCTGATACCGTTACTATTAAAGTCACAGGACAGACTGGTGTTGCAGTTCCCGCTGGTAAAACAATGTATGTGTATAACAACGCTACAGATTGTACAGATGCAATTACACATTTACGTAACTTAACTTTAGCCACCGCTCTTCCTCCCGGTTCTGGTGGCACAGGAATTACGTCTGCTGGAACCGCTGGTAATGTTCTAACTTCTAATGGATCTGCATGGGCATCAACAGCACCCACTTCTGCATTTACGTCTGGAATGATATTGCTATGGTCTGGATCAATAGGCTCAATTCCTGCTGGCTGGTATCTGTGTGATGGTTCAAATAGCACACCTGATTTACGTGATCGATTTATTGTTGGTGCTGGTTCTACTTATGCTGTTAATGCCACTGGTGGCTCCGCTAATGCGATTGTCGTAAGCCATACGCACACGGCTACTGTTACAGATCCGGGTCACTCACATAGTTACGCATCTGCTTTGTTTAACTGTAACCAGAATACTGGACAGGCACAGGCTGGAGTAACAACAACCGGAACAACAGCTTCTAATACGACTGGCATCACCGTTGGTATTAGCACAACAGGTTCTTCAGGTACCAATGCTAATTTGCCCCCGTACTATGCTTTGGCCTACATCATGAAAGCCTAATATGAAAAGACTATTTGAAGCCCAAAAGATTGATGGCGTTAAGCACCCCCAAACTGAAATTACACAAGTCTGTGCTGCTTGCGGGTATGACTTAGATGAACATGAGTTGGTGGCAGATACCTGCTCTGATTGTAATGCACCGCTTCGTTTAAAGCAGTCTGTGTCAATCTGGGCAACTTCAGTACCGAAGGCTGGGGCTACGGTCTGGGGAAAATAATGTATGGCGGATATAGATCCGATTATTACTGCGGCAAAGGGTGCTACGCAAGGCATAAAGTCGGCTATTCAATCCGGCAAGGAGTTGTCGTCTGCGGTAGATGATATTCAGCGTCTAGGTGTAGCCGAGTTACAAGCCAAGCAGGCATTTAAACAAAGGCAACGGATTGTTACAGGGGACACCACGATCATGACGGCCTTTGCTGAGTGGCGCAGATTAAAGCAAATTAAAGAAGCGGAACAAGAATTAAAGGATCAATTAATAGAGCGGTATGGAGTTTTTGAAGCCGAAAAAGAATGGAAAGAAATCCAAGCCATTAAAGAACGTCAGATAAAAGAAGTTAAAGAAGGCAAGGATGAGTTTGGAAGAGATCTTGCTAAGTTAAGGGCTTTAAAGTTTTGGTGCTTCACCATAGCGTTCTTCATGGTAACTGTTTATTACATTGCTAAGGGACATCTGTAATGACCACCATTGCTGCCAAGTTTTCTACGGGTGAGATTGCCGCAGACAGCATGGTAAGCGGTGATGAT